AATATGGAGATTTTGGAACTAGTTTTCATTCTACTGCTTTAATAGGAGACACTAAATTTTTAGACTTTAAAAAATATGTTGGTGAAAAATCTTGGCAGTTTTTAGATGCACAAGGTTTTGATATGTCACATTATCAAACTATATTTTCAGAAATGTGGGTTCAGGAATTTGCTAAAAAAGGTGGGGGGCATCATTCTGCACACATGCATTGGAACCAACATGTTTCAGGTTTTTATTTTTTAAAATGCAGTGATAAAACATCGTACCCTATTTTTCATGAACCAAGAACCGGGGCACGTGCAACTAAATTAAAAATGAAACCAGAACAAGGAATGGTATGGCCTGTAGCAGACAAAGTAAGTTTTACACCTAAACCAGGAACGATAATGATATTTCCAGGATACATAGAACATGAATTTGCTGTAGATTTAGGTATAGAACCATTTAGATTTATACATTGGAACATACAAGCGGTGCCAAAAGAGATGGCTAAAGATGTTTAAAAAGAAAAAGTATACAGTTATCCGTCAAGCAATATCAAAAGATTTAGCAACTTTTGTTGCAAATTATTTTAGTATGCAGAAACAAGTCTATGATACTTGTAGACAAGCTAGGTACATTTCACCCTTTGAAAATATTATAGGAAGCTATGATGATACACAAATACCAAATACATACAGTCAGTATTCTAATATAGCTATGGAAACTTTAATGTTAAAATGCCAACCAGAAATGGAAAAAGTAACAGGTCTTAAATTATATCCGGCTTACACTTATGCAAGAATTTATAAAAAAGGTGACGAACTTAAAAGACACAAAGACAGGTTTAGTTGTGAGATATCTACCACTATGAACCTTGGTGGAGATGCATGGCCTATATACTTAGAACCCTCTGGAGAAAAAAATAAAAAAGGTGTTAAGGTAGATTTAAAACAAGGGGATATGTTGGTGTATTCTGGGTGTGAGTTGGAACATTGGAGAAATAAATTTAAGGGTAACGAGTGCGTACAAGTTTTTTTACATTATAATAATACTAAAACAAAAGGCGCTAAAAAAAACATGTTTGACAAGCGACCACATATAGGTCTTCCTTCTTGGTTTAAAAAGTAACGCTCTGAAAAATTTTATAAATTATTTATCAGACTCTGTATTAGCAACTCCAGAACAACGAAAAAAAGAAATTTGGGACGTAGAAGGTAGGTTAAAAAACGGCAACCAAACTTTTAAATTTGATATTCGACCACTTAAAACTGTCAATAATAAAGCTGAAAAAACAGGTTACTTTAAATCAAAATCTGATAAGATGGTGTTTGAAACAATCAGCCAATGGATTATATTTGATACTGAAGAGTTAAATGAGTACGTTAAATCTATGGATAAAAGAGATTTTAACCTAGATGAATTGCTAGATAATTTGTCTTGGAATTTAATAATTGATAAAGTAAAGTAGAATTATGCTACAAAAATTAGGATTTGCGCCAGGATTTAACAAACAAGTCACAGAAACAGGGGCCGAAGGGCAATGGTTTGATGGTGATAACGTACGTTTTAGATACGGTAGTCCTGAAAAAATAGGTGGTTGGAGTCAAGTAGGAACCAGTAAATTAACAGGTGCTACAAGAGCTATACATCATTGGGAAAACAATGATTCTATTAAATATGCTGCTATAGGAACCAATAGAATTTTATATGTTCTTCAAGGGGATGTTTATTACGACATTCATCCTATTAGAACAACTTTAACAGGAGCCAATTTTACTTCTACGGCTTCGTCAGCTTCGGTTACTGTTACATGTAGCGGGACTCATGGATTAATAGAAGACGACATTGTTTTATTTGATAGTGTAACTGGTTTATCAGGATCTACTTTTACTAACGCTTCATTTGAAGATTTAAAGTTTATGGTTACGTCAGTTCCTACTGCCAATACATTTACAGTAACTATGGGTACTGTAGAAGCGGGAACTCCCGTAACTACCAGCGGATCAGCTTCTGTTCTTTGTTATTACAATGTTGGTCCCTCTCAACAACTAGGTGGTTTTGGATGGGGAACTGCAAATTTTGGTGGTCAAGCTAACGGTCCTGCAACTACAACTTTGGCTTCTACTATAAACGATGCCGTAACCGACATTCCTTTAACTAATTCTTCGGCCTTTCCTTCTTCCGGAGAAATAAGAATTGGATCAGAAGACATTAGTTACACAGCTAACAACACAGGTACAAATACTTTAAGCGGAGGAGCTAGAGAAGTAAACGGCACAACAAAAGCAGCGCACAGCGGCGGCGCAACTGTTACAAATATTTCTGACTTTGTTGCGTGGGGAGATGCATCTGGTGCAGATTTTACTATCTCTCCAGGTCTATGGGTTTTAGATAATTTCGGTACAAAGCTTATTGCATTAATTTATAACGGTCCTGTTTTTGAATGGGATGGAGCTCCATCAAATGCAACAGATACTAGAGCAACTATTATACCAAACGCTCCAACAAAATCACGACATGTATTGGTATCAACTCCAGACAGGCACCTAGTATTTTTTGGAACAGAAACAACTGTAGGAGCCAACACTACACAAGACGATATGTTTATAAGATTTTCAGATCAAGAAAGTATTGATCAAACAGATTCTTATACTGTAACTGCAAACAATACTGCGGGTACACAAAGACTTGCAGATGGGTCTAGAATTATGGGAGCTATTAAAGGTAGAGATGCAATTTATGTTTGGACAGACACCGCATTATTTTTAATGCAGTTTGTTGGAGCACCTTTTACATTTTCTTTTCAACAAGTGGGGACAAACTGTGGATTAATTGGTAAAAATGCATGTATCGAAGTTGATGGTTCAGCTTACTGGATGTCAGAAAATGGGTTCTTTACATATGATGGTCAATTAAGATCTATGCCATGTTTAGTTGAAGACTTTGTTTTTGATGATTTAAATACAACAGCAAGGGATCTTATTAATGCAGGTTTAAATAATTTGTTTGGAGAAATAACTTGGTTTTACTGTAACAGTGGGTCAAATGTTGTGAACAGACAAGTTACGTATAATTATTTAGACTCAACATCAAAACAACCTATATGGACTACTGGAAGTTTAGCAAGAACTGCTTGGCAAGATTCAGCTGTATTTAATTTACCAAACGCAGCTTATTATACTACGGATGATAATGTTTCATTTGATGTAATTGGTAACACAGACGGGATTACTATATACTATGAACAGGAAACAGGGACCGATCAAGTTGATGCTGGTGGTTCTGTTACTGCAATACTTGCTAATATTATTTCAGGTGATTTTGATATTACCCAACGTAGAAGTAACACAGGACAAACTGTAGGAATGCCTGATATTAGAGGTGATGGAGAATTTATAATGAGAATTAGTAGATTTATACCAGATTTTATTGATCAGACAGGAAGCACAGCAATTAAATTTAAAACAAGAATTTATCCAAATAGCGCACAAGTTACAAATAGTTTTACTTGTACTTCAAGTACAACTAAAAAAGACATACGTGTAAGAGCTAGACAGGTTGCATTAGAGGTAGCAAACACTGCTGTCGGAGAGGATTGGAAACTAGGAACATTTAGATTAGATATACATCCAGGAGGAAGAAGGTAATGGCTACAGATTCAAAAATATCACAACTTATTTCAAAAGGAATTGGTTTTATACCTGGCATAGGAACGCTAGCACAAATTGGAAGTTTTGCATCGGGTATGTTGCCTGAAAACAGAAGAGCAATAATGGAAAATCAATTAGGCACTCAAGGTGTTGCGGTAAACGACATTGGTCAAATTATGGTGGCACCAGGTGGACAGTATAATACACCAGAAGGAATTATGGCTGGATATAATGCTAATAAAATTACGGATGAAACTTTTACTGGTAGACAAAAAAATATTGGAGAAACATTAAAAAAAAAATATAAGTTAGATCAAGATCAAATAGACGGTTTAATTAGTGGAGAGTTAACTGAAAAAGATTTTACAGATAGCAAATACTATATGAAAGGAACGGATAAACAAACTAATTTAATTACAAATTTAATAAACATAGAAAAATCTAGAAAAAACTTTGCTGATACTACTGGCACAACGGATCAAATTATAGATACTAGAAACCAAAATAATATACCAGAATACGAAGGGACAGTAACATCTGCTCCTGATTTACAAACTCCTAATCAAGATCAAGATAGATTTGATGGTAGTCAAGATGCACGTTCTCAAGATGCAAGTTCTCAAAATCAAGAGTCTCAAGAAAATGCTGCATATGATTATGCCGGAGGCGGTAGAGCTGGATATTTTTTTGGTGGTAGAGTAAATTATAAACAAGGCGGTAGAATTAAATTTAACATGGGTGGCGCACAATTTGGAGCTGCAAATGAAGGTGAAGATATTTCACCTGGCACAGATTCTGGTGGTACTTTTAGAGGTGGTGGTGACGATAACGATAACGATAACGATAATGATAATGATAATAACAATGTTCCTATAAATGTTTCAACTATAACAAAATCAATAGGTGACTATGAAGTTCCATACGGCCTTGAAGCATTACTGGCAAACAAAGGAAAATTTCAAACTGTTTTAAATGCTGATGATGTATTAAATAAAAATTTAGGTTTAGATCTTACATATGATCAAGGTCCTTATCAAGTAGGTTTTAATGCAGACATGGAAGGAAATAAAAATTTAAATTTAAATTATAATAAAGGTAACTTAAGTGCTTATGCTAACACTGATTTTGATAATCGTAATTTAGGTATTAAATATAGTTTTGCACATGGGGGACTAGCAAGTATTTTATAATGGCAAAAATTGTACAATCATTAACTAGAGCTGCAGAAGATTACAACCAGTCTAACCTACAATCATTAGTTAGAGATTTAGATTCAGTAATTACAAAATTAAATACTTCTTTTCAAGAAGAGGTAAAACAAGAGATAGAAGCTAAAAGTTTCTTTTTAGAATAATGGCAGTAGTAAACCAATATAAATTTAAAGGTATAGACAACGATACAACAGGAAATGCGTTAGTTCCACTAGGAACTGGCAATCCTTTAGTTAGCGAAACATATATTATAAAATCTATTCTTGTTACATCTGCTGGTACACCGGTTGTTACTGTTACTAATAACAGTATTACAGCTATTAAATCTATAGCATTAACAGCTAATCAAACAAAAGAGTTATTGACTCAACCATTAATAATAGAAGGTGGAAAAACCTTTACAGTACAATCAAGCACAACAGATTCGTTTGACGTAAGCATCAGTTATTTAAACATTAAAAAAGGAGAAATAGACTAATGAAAATTATAGAACCTACAAAAGTAGAAACAGTATATAGACATAAAAAAACAGGCGAGGTTTTTAAGGAAAGAAAAGACTGGGAAAGCAAAGGTTTTAAAAATGAAGACATGGCACAAGACGTAAAAGTATTTATGCCACCTCTTGATTTAATGAGCAAAACCAAGTAAACATAGGAATTAAGGTAAATTTATGGCTATATCTAGAATGCAAGAACCCCAACAAATACAATCAGGAATAGGTTCCTTACAGGACCCTAGACAAAAGTATTTCTTAGGTAAACTTGTAAAGAAAGCTGGTCG